CGGTGCCGGGGAACCACGACTGGGGCAACATCGTCAGCCAGGGAAACCTGTCCGCCTATGACACTTACTGGGGTGCGCAAGGCCGACCGAACTCGACACCGGCGCACTTCTACAGTTTCGACACCCCGGCCGGGTGGCACATCGTCGCGCTGGACTCGTCCACTCAGTGGTGCGGTTCGGTGGCCAACCCGTCAGCAACCTACACGGCGCTGGCCGCTGACCTGGCAGCAAACGCGGGCAAGCCGTTGATCGCGTTCTGGCACCACCCTAGGTTTTCTGACGGCACCGACGTGGCTGACCCTGGTGGCACAGCCGACGGCACCGTCATGACCGACATCTGGAACCTGCTGTACGACAATCACTGCGATCTAGTGTTCTCGGGCCACTGTCATTCCTACCAGCGATTCCCGAAGCTGGGGAAGACCGGCCTCTCAGACGCTGCGGGGATCACACAGTTCGTCGTCGGCACCGGCGGCTCCGGGCTGTTCACGCTGACCGGCGTCGGTCGGGCAACGATCAACTCTTTCCAGGTGCCAGCGTACGACAACCTGCTCAGCAAATGGTTCGGATACCTGAAACTATTCCTCACCCCGCATACCTACAGCTGGCAGTTCGTGTCACAGAACGCGGGCGGATCGGAAGCACCCGGACAGGTGCTGGACTCGGGTGGTCCCATTGTCTCCAATCGGTTCACCTATTAACAGGAAGGAGGGGTGCTCTGATGAGCTGGTACCAGCTGCTCGAGATCAGGGAGCAGGCCAGGGAAGAGTGGCGACTCACCCCGGGCAACGGAGTTGTCGCCCCGGTCGCCTGCCCCGACTGTGGCGAGCCGCTCAAGGCCGGGCCGCAGGGGGCAGGATCCGTGATCCTGTTCTGCCCGTACGACGGATGGCAGTACCCGCGTGACTGGAGCAAGCCTGTCGAGCCGCTGGATCTATTCGGCGGACAAAGGGGAGTCACCGGGCCAATACCCCGATAACTGAATACCAATTGCTATTCCACCCTCCGGGGTTCTCGGCAAGAAAGCAAGGCACAGAATAGCGTGAAGAAGACAGGAACCACCAAGAAGCATGCCGGTGGCGCGAAGCATCACGCCGCTGGTACTAAGCATCATCCCCACCATGAGTCGGCGCACGAGCGGAAGGCGCGTGCCCACGACCGCAAGGTGGCAGCCGCTCATGGCAAGCCGGGGAAGCCAGGCAAGACAGCCAAGCCCGCCAAGGCGAAGCAGCTGGCCCTGGGCGATGACGTTGCCTGCTGCTCAGCCGAGGCTCTGGCCGCTAGTCTCAGGCTCTCTGGATGGCCCGTAACGAACGAGGACGTCCTAGCCCTATACCGGCTCACGGCGGCCGACGATGACGTGGGAGCGACCATCCAGGAGGCGCTCGAGGCCGCAATGTGGGCCGGGCTGGCGGGAGTACGAGTCACGGCGTACTGGCCCGCCAGCCCGGCGAGTCCTGCTGTCCTCCTCGGGCTGACCGAGCCGGCCCACGCCGTGCTCGCCACGCCCGAGGGATGGTGGTCCTGGGGGCAGCTGTACGAGCACGAGTTCCTGGCGAGCGCCGGGATCGACGAGGCATGGGAACTGAGGTGGGCACTGTGACCGTCAACCGGCCTTGCTACGTCACCCGGGAGCAGGTGTGCCGGGCGGCAGACATCAATTTCTCTGCCCGTATTTACGACGCTGTTGATCGCGCCATTGAATCGGCCTCTGAGAATATCGACCAGTTCACCAATCGCCGTTTCTACACGGCCACCGAGACCAACAAATGGGATTACCCGAATTACCAGCTCACGTATCCATACCGGCTCTGGCTTGACAACAAGGAGCTTGCGGGGCAGCCGACGCTGGTTGTGACGGGAGCCAGCGGCACGCCGGTGACGATCCCTAGCGCCAACTACGTTCTCTGGCCGTACACCGGCCCGCCATTCACCCGGCTGGAGCTCCGGCTTGACAAGACCTCCGCCTTCGGGGCTAGCCCCACGCCGCAGCAGGACATCGCTATCACTGGCCCGGTTGGGTACTGGGACCGGCGCAAGTCGGCCGGTGCCCTCGCGATCGCATTCAGCGACACGGTTGGCACGTCGGCCCAGATCACGAATGGCAACCTGGTCGGGGTGGGCGACGTTCTGATCGTTGATAGCGAGCGCATGCTGGTTCAGGACAAGCGGATGATCTCGACCGGCGTTACCTGGACGACCGGGGTCACGACGGATGTTGCTTCCGATAATCTGATGGTCGTTCCGGACTCGACTGTGTTCGCCATTGGCGAGGTCGTCCGTGTTGATGATGAGCGAATGCTGATCGCTGACATCACCGGCAACACACTTGTGGTGAAGCGCGCATTTGACGGCACGCTTCTGTCGGACCATTCCTTTGGCCTTGTGTATGCAAACCGGCTGCTGACTGTCACCCGTGGCGACCTTGGGAGTACGGCTGCCACGCATCTGATCGGCGCGGTGCCGACCACTCAGCTGATCCCGGCTCCGGTGCGCGACCTGGCTCTGGCCGAGGCTGTCGTTCAGACGATCGACGAAGTTGGCGCTTATGCCAGCACACACGGCGGTGACGGCGGAGGCACCGGGTATGGCGGGAGCCTGCCGGACCGCTGGGAAGAAGTCGGCACCGGCTTCGGGCGCCAGGCAAGGATCCGTGCGATATGAGCATCATCGAGGTGAAGGCAACCGGCCCGCTGTTTGACGGCCGGGCTGTTCCTATCACGCTTCGTGCCGAGCGGGCCATTGAGTTCCAGATCGCCGAGCATGGCGTGAATATGATCCGGGGAATGCTGGGCGCGAGCTACGTCGGCCCATCAACCGGCTATTACCAGAGCCAGATCAGAACCGATATGTCGTTCGAGGGCACCGCTATTGTCGATGGCATGGTCGTGTATGGCCCGTGGCTGGAGGGTGTGGGAAGCCGTAACTCACCAGTCACACGATTCGCAGGGTATCACACATTCCGAAGGGCTGGCCAGAAGCTCAACGAAGAGGCTGGCGTAATGGCCAACGTGATAATCAAGCCATTCATAGGAGAGCTCAATGCCTGAATACCCTCTCTGTCTTCCGTGCATCAGCGAATGGGTGGCCAATGGCTCACCCGGTGGCGTTGATGGCGAAGAGGCGTCTAAGCTCAGCCCGGCCGTGACCCTGGCTCCGGCCTGGGAGACCAAGACGACAATGGGCCAGATGATGATGGCCTGCGTGATGGTGCCCACCTGCTTCCGCCACCTCGGCGTTAAGCAGAAGAGTGCGGCCGAGAAGGCGATGGAGAGCGGCCTGTTCCTAGGAGGCCAGTCACCTCAGTGAGCTTCAACGACGCGGCTGTGGCGACCATCTTCGACAAGGTGATCAGCTACTGCATGAAGACCGGCCGGTTTGATTCGGTCAATGGCCACGAGCCAAAGAGCGCGCCGGCCAGCGGCCTGACTTGTGCCGTGTGGGTACAGGCGATACGGCCAGTCACCTCTTCTGGTTTGGCCTCGACATCGGGGCTCGTCACCCTCCACGCCCGCGTCTACCAGAACTTTATCAGCAGGCCATTCGACGCTATTGACCCGAAGGTCCTTTCGGCTGTGGCTGACATTATGAAGGTTTTGTCGGGGGACCTCGATCTCGGCGGTGAGGCTAGGGCTGTCGACCTGCTCGGGATGACCGGCGAATCCCTTTCGGCCCAGGCCGGATATATCGACATAGACCGCAAGGTCTACCGAGTCATGACGATCAACGTCCCAATCATCATCAACGATATGTTCGACCAGGGCTAGGTGTGTTATGGCAAAGCAAACCGGAATGGGCGCTGCGCTCTACTTCGCCGGTAATGACATCAGCGGTGCCACTCAGTCGTTTGACATTCACGGCGGGCTGGCTACGACGATTGACGTGACCGACGTTACCCAGTTGGCATTTGAGCGCAGGGGTGGCGAGCGTTCCGGCGAGGTCAACTGGGTCAGCCTATTCGACCCGACGGTGGTTACCGGACAGCACGCCATCCTGTCGCCACAGGCCGGTACCGACCAGGTCGTCACGGCTCTGATGCCTCCGGTAGCCATCGGCTGCCCGGCCCTGAACCAGATGGGCCGACAGACCAACTACGATGGGACGCGAGCCCAGGCCGGCGATTTCACGTTCGCCCTGAATGACCAGTCGGATGGCTTCGGGCAGGAGTGGGGTAACTCGCTGACGGCTGGCAAGCGCACCGACTCCGTCGCGACGGCCGGGTCGCCGTTTGACAACCTGGCCGCGTTCGCGTTCGGCGCCCAGGCTTACCTCCAGGTGTTCGCGTTCTCGGGCACTGACGTGACCGTCAAGGTACAGCATGCAACGACCAGCGGTGGCGCTTACAGCGACCTGATCACCTTTGGCCAGATAACTACCGGCCAGGCTCCGCAGTCACAGCGGGGCTCCGTTTCGAACGTGACAAGCGTCAACGAGTTCCTGAAGGCCACGACGGTGACTACGGGTGGATTCAGCAACCTGGTCTTCCAGGTGAGCGTCGTAGTCAACAGCATAGCCGGGGTGGTGTTCTAAATGGGCGAGCCATTCCGCATCGAGCCGCAGATGCCGCCCAACTGTTACCAGACATACCGGATTGCCATTCCGCTTCGCACCCACTGGCGCCAGGCCACCTGTGAGGAAGTTGACTGTGCTTCGTATCTCCATGGCTGGTACACCCAGGTTGATGAGGCTACCGAGATTGGCCAGCGGCAGGCCTACTATGTCCGTCACGACCGGAGCCGGCGGAACGTCGAGGAGCGGACACCGGAAGGGCTGACGTCGTTCTGGTTCCCGCCCGGCCAGAAATGCTTCCAGGCTGCCAATCACATTTGCCAGAATGGGCGGCCGGAACGGTACATCATTCAGGGCGGAGACTGGCGCGGTAACCCAACCGGGCGCAAACAAGAGCTTTCGGCCAACAGCTGGAGAGACGACTTCGGCGAACACCAGGAAACACTGTCAGACGCACACAAGGAAGGGTAGGCAATGGCAAAGGTAACAGGCCTCGCGTGGAGCGCGGCCGCGATTGACGATTCCTCGGGAACCCCGAGGGCGATCGTCAACGACTTCACCAACATCAGCTGGACGACGCCACGCGCCGTTCAGGACGTCACCGGCCTGGACAAGTCGGCCATCGAGCGGCTGCTGCTCCTGGCGGACTTCAGCTTCACGGGCAACGGGGTGTTCAACCCGACTGCCAACTTCAGCCACGACGTGTTCAAGACCGTGCCATCCACCTCGGTAGCCAGGACGGTCACGCTGACCACGAACGGCAAGACGCTGCCCAACGAGACGCTCTTCACCGACTACCAGATCACCCGGCCGCAGAGCGGTGAGCTGACCTTCCAGGCACCGGGTGTCCTGGCTGACGGCACCGTTCCGACCTGGGCCTGAC